AAAGCCCGACACACTGTTCACTATGGTGAGCGATCTACGCATGACCGCAACCAAGTGGATGATCAAAGACGTAATAGAAGAAAACTCCCTCGCTATGATCTTTGGTGCAGCGGGATCAGGTAAAACGTTCGTAGCGCTTGATATGGCACTGTGTATTGCCACAGGCAAACCATACCATGACCTTGAGGTGCAAAAGGGTAGCGTTGCCTATATCGCCGGAGAAGGGCATGCAGGGTTCGCCAAACGTGTCGCAGCTTGGTGCAAGAACTTCAACCAAGACCTCACAGGTGTACCATTCGCCAAAAGCAATCGTAGCGTGATCCTAAACGATCCAGACAGTGAACTACACTTATGTAACGAGCTAGACGCACTCCAAGAGCAAATAGGAAAGCTCAACCTCATTGTGCTCGACACACTCAGTAGAACACTTGAGGGCGAGGAAAATAACCAAAATATGATGGCTTATGTCCAAGTCTGTGACAGGCTCAAGGACCGCTATCAAGCCACTGTGATGATCGTTCATCATATAGGCCACCAGAATAAAGATAGAGGACGTGGCGGCTACGCTTTGCATGGCTCTCTAGACTCTGAATATCGGGTGGAACAATGGGGCGATTTTAAGATATTACTTACACCCACCAAGATGAAAGATGAAGAGAAAAGCGAACCACTGGCGTTCCTGAAATTGTCTATGTCTTTGGTGGATGCAGATGGTCAAGACACAAGCTCACTCGTGCTTGAAATGACACCAGATAAACCAATGGATAAAAAATCACCAGATTACGCAGAACAGGTGGTCAAAGAGCAATTCGATAGGGCAAATGACTTTGGAGAGGTAAGCAGATCTGACCTCAAGGAAGCGGTTGCATTGGAGCTAGAATGCTCTCAAAGAACAGCAAATAGACACATAAAACGGATGATAGATCAGGGTGTCCTAAAGCTCGAAAAAGGGGTCATTTTGGAGGCATTTGGGTAATGGGTGAATATCCGTTCGAAATTGGCCTGGGACACGCTCAGGACACGAGAATTTTAAAGCTAAAGTGGCTGTGTCCTGATGTCCCAGATGGTGTCCTGAAAAAAGTCAATAAAAACAATATACTTAGCATGCTCGGGGACACGGCTAGGACACGCATAGGACAAAATGAGGTTATTTTTGGGACACTCAGGACAGACGCCCAATATCTTTATATTGGGCTGTCCTGTCCCGAAACCTTGACCCGAAATAAGTCTGATTTTGCTGATTTAAAAGAAAAAGATTTTTTAGCTGTGGTGAGTGAAATTCAATGTCTAGGAATGCTCGAAGGAATTGCTAATCGGAGAAAGATTTTAAACGCACCTAATTTGGTGAAATATAATCAATGGCAAATAGAAATGATCAAACGCAGAAAATGGGAATTAGAAAATGAGTGAAGCCGCATTACAAGTTTTGGAGAAATGCAAAGACATATTAATACAGCGTGGTGGGGAACATGGCGAAGCTGAAGAATTGTTCAAACGGTTGGCAGTCAGATGGACTATGCAACGTGGCGAGAGAGTTGCGCCAAGTGAAGTCGCAATGGATATGGCGGAGTTCAAGCTAGGTAGAAACGATCTGAACTGGCGTGAGGACAATATTTTGGATGCGATCAATTATTTAGCATTAGCATTAAGTTTGAGGGCAGAGAATGTCGAAGAGCAAGAAACCGATCCACACGCCTAGTGATTTTGGCACACGAGAGCGTTTGCAGCATACTGAGGGTATCGCTTACGAAAACACAGATAAGCGTCTAGGAAGCCCTAAACGGATGCGTGTGACGGTCCAGACGCCGCTAGATAGGTATTACTCACGTGAACAGATCAATAGACGCCAGTTTGAGGCCGGAATGAAGTTGTATGCATTGTGGCGTAGGGCAGGGAGAGCACAAAAGCTTACAGCGTCATATGATGCAAACATTGTGGATGGTACACGCGGAAACGATGATCAAGGGCATGATGCCTTTACGGATTATCTTGCTGCACTTAGGACCATAGGGAAGGATCTGTCAGACGTGGCGCAATGGGTTGTCGTAGAGGGTGCTAGTGCGAACGAATGGGCAAAAGAACAAGGCCACGATCCAAAGGGGGGAATAGTGGCCTTACGTTTGTGCTTAGATGCGCTTGGGGATGTCTTTGGTATGCCTAGGGGTTAAGGCAGAAAGATTTTTTACCAGTTGAAATGAGATATAATTCGGACCCAATAGTTGATAAAGAGTTGTTCATTTCAGCTATTCTTTTAACCTCACAGTCTGGTATCTCTTCTTTTTCATCAAGCTTTGTTAAAATCTTATTACTTAAACTAATTCTTAATTTTCTTAAAACTTTTTGCGTTGTTTCAATATCCTCATTAGTCATAGCTTATTCTCCTTTACTTTTTGTAAAATAGTCACTTCAGATTTTAACCTTGCAACTTGAAACGTTAATCTTTCAATTCTTGTTGCCGCGTCCAAGATATCGCGTGACAACTTTGGTAGTTCTTGCTCAAGGTCTGATGCAAAGTCAGTCAGTCTGTTGATGCTTACTTGCATTGTCTTTGCCTTTCATGTGCAATGCGTCCTAGCTTGTTGGCTAATGTGTCTAGATCAACAGCCTGGATACGGTCATTGTCTGCTAATACACTATACAATATCTTGCATACCATAGCACTTGGTAAGGCTCTTGCTGCACGTTCTAACATTATGATTGGTGCGGTGTATGGCCTTGGTTTAAGCTCTATGGGTTTACGAAAGTGGATCATTATATTGCCTCTTGTTTTTCTTGCTCTGTGGCGCAATCAGTACAAAGCCTGATTTGTTTGCTTTCAATCCATAAGTCCTCATCTTCATGAATGTTGCAGTCGCATCTGTCACATTCGTAAATTGAATAATCATCGTCATTTACTAGACCCATTACGCGAAAGTGGATCATTGCTTAACCCTTATCCCATTCATCAGGATCTATCTTTGTTGCTTCCATACGGATACAAGCATTCAAGTCTCTGATTGTTTTGCTACGTACTTTGTCAAAGGGTAAACCCTCATAATGGTAATGGTCGTAGTCAAAGTATGTGCAAGACGCATTTGATCCATCAAAAACCCACGGGCGTTTGAGGTAAACGCCAAGCCCCGACGGCTCGTCTTGTACACTGTCGATAATATGTTGATACTTTTTGTTGATAATGTTTATTCCTGTTTTCATCTTATCACCTAAGTTAGAATTGAGATTGCAACAAAGAACGTTGCAAAGATTATAATTGCACCCACCCAATCAGTGAGCGCAGTTTGTTTGATTATGCTTATGAGTTCAGAGAGAGGCATTTAAGCTGCTTCCATTTCATCTTGTAATTCTGAAAGAGCGTCTTGTGCTGATACTAGAAGCGTTGCATATGCAATGCGGCAAGCAATAGAGCCAAATGTGTCACCATCTTGAGCAATGCCGCCACAATCTTCTAGGTATTCTTCGCCTCTGTGGGTAGGGTGTTCAGCGCAGAATTGTATCGCCTTATAATAATAAATGCTGATTTCGTGCCCATCGCAAATCTCGTGTATTCTGTCATAAGCTCTATCAAAGCATTTTGTATCTTCGTAAGCTTCTTTCGCAATCTCTATTGCTTCCGTATATAAATTCATCTGTTTATCTCCACACTTAATTTATTCATATGTGAATAATATAATAGTTATCGAATATAAAAGTCAACATATTAATTGAATATTTTATTCATTTAACTATAAATAAAGAGAATAATTATAAAATATTAAGGAAAATCAACGTAATGGCGAATAAACCAAACGGAAAAGGCGGCGGTCAACAGATAGTGCAGCGAGTGAGGTTAGAGCTTGAAAGAGCTTTAGACGTTAATGCAAGGAAGGATAAGCCATTGCACAAGCTTCTTGCTGAACAATTAGAGGGTGATGCGGCGGGTACGCTCAACAAAATAGGTAAGTTTTTACCTTATGACGTTAATGTAACTGGTGCAGGGTCTGAGTTCGCTTTAGCCTTGCAAGATGTAGCCACAAGAATAACTGAGGCAAACCGAATATTAGATGCTAAATCTGTGCATTTACCTGAGCAGGGTAAAGGCCTTGATGTACAAGATGCTGATATTATTATAGAAAATGATTTTGTGTCGGAACCAGACGAAGAAAATGTAACAAAACCTAAGAAAAAAGCAGGCAGGCCA